TAGGGGCAACCGCGAAGACAAAACTGGGAAAAACGCACCCGACTCCTTTGCGTCGGAGATGTCGTGGCCCGTACTCTAAGTAGCATGAAGGGCCGACCGCCAACGCCGAAGCACATTTTGACCCTCCGCGGGTCGAAACACGCGAAGAATCGCGAGGAACTCGGCTCCACGCCCGACGCCCCGCTCGAGCCGCCGGCCTGGCTGAAGCCGCGGGCCAAGGAAATCTTCGCCAACGTCGTCACCTGGCTGACGAACATGGGAACCCTCGCCGAATCCGACGAGGCCGTCGTCGCCAGGTACGCGACGACCTACGTCATCTGGGAGTTCGCAGCCGAAAAGCTGCAAGAAATGGACTCCGTCTACGTCGAGGTGACGAACACCGACGGCAGCCTGCGGTTTGTCCGGCCCTGCGGCATGGCGACCCAGTTCAAGGAGTCTGGCGAGATGCTTCGGCACCTCGAGACGGTTCTCGGGCTGACGCCGGCCGACCGCACCCGCCTTGGGTACGGGGCGGTGAAGGTCGTCGATGACCCAATGGATGCCCTGCTCTCCAAGCGTGGTTGACATCCGCGATTTCATCGCGCTCCTCAAGCATTCCCGCGGAGATTTCGCCGGGAAGCAGTTCGTCTTGGAGCCGTGGCAGGATAAGTACCTCGACACGCTCCTCAACACGAAGCGGGACGACGGCCTGCGGAAATACCGCACCTCACTGCTGGCCCTGCCGCGAAAGAACGGGAAGACGCAGCTCGCGGCGGCTCTCGGCCTCTACATGGTCTTCTGCGATGACATCGGTGCCGAGGTGATCGTCGCGGCCGGCGACCGCTCCCAGGCCAGCCTCCTGCATACCGCCGCCAAGCATCTGCTCGAGTCCTGCCCCTCGCTGGCCCGTCGGGCCAAGGTCTACCGCAATAGCATCGTCGTGCCGGAGCGGAATGCGTCGATGTTCTGCATCAGCTCAGAGGCCGGCACGAAACACGGCTATAACCCGTCGTGCGTCTTGATCGACGAATACCACGTTTTCCCCGACCGCGAGCTGGTCGATGTCCTAGAAACGGGCATGGGAGCGCGATCCCAGCCGCTCACCGTCTACATCACGACGGCCGGCACGGATATGCAGGGGCCGTGCTACAAGGACTGGCAGCGGGCCGAGAAGATTCGCGACGGCGTGCTCAAGGACGACACGTTCCTGCCCTGCATCTACGCCGCGCCACCCGACGCCGACCCGTTCATCGAAGAAACGTGGAAGATGGCGAATCCGAACTACGGCGTGACGCTGAAGCCAGACTATTTCCACCAGATGAGCCTGCGGGCGAAACAGTCGCCCAGCGAGGAAGTAGTTTTCAGAACGCTCCACTTAGACCAGTGGCTCCGTTCGGATTCCAAGTGGCTTCGGCACGGCGCATGGGAAGCCAATAACGCACCCCTGCGGCCCACCGAGGGCCGCATCGCCTACTGCGGCCTCGACTTGTCGAGCACTTCGGACACGACGGCGTTCGTGGCGGTGTGGCCCGACGAGGACGGCACCTTCGACATTCACTGCCAGGTCTTCATCCCAGAGGAGAATGCCGAGAAGGCATCGAAGACCGATCGGGTGCCGTATCGGCAATGGGCGAAGGACGGTTTTGTTACACTAACAGAAGGCAACATTACGGATTACGACGCCGTTCGTGACTACGTTCTCTCGTTTTGCGAGAAGAATGCGGTTCGGGCTGTGGCAATTGATCGATGGAACGCGACGCACCTCACGACGCAGTTAACGTCTGAGGGGATCGACGTTAAACCTTTCGGCCAGGGTTTTGCGTCGATGAGTTCGCCGACGAAGTTTTTGAATACGCTGATTTTGGGCCAGAAATTGCGGCACGCCGCAAACCCGTGCCTCGCGTGGCAGATGTCGAACGTGCAGGTGAAGATCGACGATGCCGGCAACGAAAAGCCTACAAAGCAACACTCACACTCGACCTATCGCATCGACGCCGCAGTCGCCTTGATCATGGCGCTCGGTATCGCCAGCGGTGAACTCCACGGCCCCGAAACTGACCCTGAATTAGTGGTGTTTTAGTGGCAGAAACCGCCGATGTCGAAGACTTGATGGAGATGCGGTCGGGCTTGTCCCGCGTCTTCGAGGAAATCATCGGGAGCCAGAAGACCGTCGCCGGCGTACCTGTCTCGCCGGAGAGCAGTCTGTCGTGCAGCGCGGTGCTCGCCTGCGTCCGCGTGCTCTCTGAGAGCGTCGCGTCGATGCCGTTCAACCTATACCGCCGGCTCTCCGGCGGCGGCAAGGAGATCGCCGAGGACCACCCGCTTCAGGAAGTGCTCGCCTACCAGCCGAACGAGTGGATGACGAGCTTTGAGTGGCGCGAGTGGATGATGAGCCAGATGCTCCTCTGGGGCAATGCCTACTGCCTCATCAAGCCGGGCCGCCGCGGGGCCGTGGATCAACTGGTGCCGCTCCACGCCAGCCGCATGAAGATCGTCCGGTTGGAGAACGGCAGGCTTCAGTATCAATACACCGAGGAAGGCAAGCCCACGCCGCACCTCTACCGGCAGGATCAAGTCTTCCATCTGCGCTGGCTCTCGAGCGACGGCGTGACCGGCTACGTCCCGACCTCGCTCGCGCGGGACGCGATCGCCCTTGCCAGGGCCACGGAACTGCACTCGTCGGCGTTCTTTGGCAACGGCGCGACCAGTGGCACCTACATCGAAACCGATCAGCCCCACAAGCCAGAGGCTCTCCAGCGGTTTAAGCAGCAGTGGGACGAGGCGCACCGCGGCCCAGACAAGGCATTCAAAACCGTGGTCATGCCCCACGGATTTCACAAGAAGAGCGACCCGGTCAACAACCAGCACGCCGAGCTGATAGCCACGCGAAGGTATGCCGTCGAGGAAATCTCCAGGGCATATAGGGTGCCCCTTCACCTACTTGGCGATCTGACCAACGTCCGCTACTCGACGGTGGAACAAGGGGCCATCGACTTCGCCACGTTCTCGTTGATTCCGCATTGTCGTCGCTGGCAATTTGCCTGCCGTAGGGACTTGATCACCGACGACCGCAACTATTTCGTCGAGTTCGACATCTCCTCGCTCATGGCCGGCGACTACGAAGCCCGCAGCCAGTTCATGCGGGAGATGTTCAACATGGGCGTGCTCTCGGTGGACGAGATTCGCGGGCAGATCGGCTACAACCCGCTCCCCGACGGCGTCGGCAACAAGCGTTTCGTGCAGGTGAATATGCAACTGCTCGACGCCTTCACCGTCAACAACCCGAACGGCGCAACCCAGCCACAGACGGCACCGCTGCCGCAGGACGCCTCCGGCGACGACAGCATGGATGACGACGCCGACGAGCAGGCCGCCGACGGCAACGAAGGCCCGACGCCGGGCGAAGCCGCCACTGCCGGCGAGCGGTCGGCCGCCGAAGTTCTCTTCCGCACGACGCTCCGACGCCTCGCGGCCATCGAAGCGGACGGCATCGTGGAGCGACGAGCCAAGCCAGCCAAGATCACGGCCTGGTTTGAGGCCCACGAGCAGCGGATGAAGACCGAACTGCTCGACGCCGCCCAGGCGACGGGCCGAGACATCGACGCATTCGTACACGGGTGGATGGAAGAGTCGCGGAATCTGCTGCTGGAGTGCCACCGCTCCGGCAAGCCGTATGAGGAGGTCACGAAGTCATGGACGGATCGTGCGAACTTGAACGACGCCTAATCGGCGAGCAGCCTGGGCTAGAGATCAAGACCGACCAGAATGGCCGCACGGTCATTCGGGGGTACGCGGCCGTCTTTGAATCCGAGTCGCAGGATTTGGGCGGTTTCCACGAGATCGTGGAACGCGGCGCGTTCGACGAGGTGATGAGGTCGAACCCCGACGTCTTCGGCAAATACAACCACACGCAGGTGATCGGCCGGACGTCCAGCGGCACGATGCGGCTGTTCGTCGATGAGCGCGGCCTGCGGTACGAGATCGACCCCCCGCGGTCGGCCGAAGCGGTCGTCGAATTGATTTCCCGCGGGGATGTTCGTGGCTCAAGCTTCGCGTTCCGTTCCAACCCCAAGGACGAGTCCTGGCAGCGGGACGCGGGCGGCCGGATGATCCGCCGCATCAAGAAATTCTCGTACCTCGGCGATGCCGGCCCCGTCGATACGCCGGCCTACCTCGCCACCGAAACGTATGTGAGCAAACGAGCACTGGAGATGGCGAATGACGAGCGAGCGGATAGCCCTGTGGTCGAAGATACTGCGGAGCCTGTTTCGGCCGGGGGAGCCGAAGGTGTCGCGGAAGTACCGCTGGAGGGCGAAAGTGAGGCCCGCGCCGCCGTCAGCCTCAAGCCTACGGCCGGAATGGCATCGGCAGCTCGGCGCGGACTGAAGCTGCACGAAGACGGCAAGAGCGGCGACGGCTTGAAGCCGGAGACGGTCGCCAGGGCGAATCGGCTCGCCAAGCGCGAGGAGATGAACGACGAGTGGGTCCGCGAGATGAACGCTTGGTTCGCACGGCATGAGTCGGCGAGCAAGTCGCCCGGCTGGAACACCCCCGGCGAAGAGAAGCCCGGCTATGTGGCGTGGCTCCTGTGGGGCGGCGACCCGGCGAAGAACTGGTCAGCTCGCAAGGTGAAGGAGATGGAAGGTCAGCGCAGCGAAGAAGCGTTCGATGAGGAGCGCGACGATTTCGTTGAGCCGACGATCTCTGTCACGGTCGGCGCGAGCGTCGAAGACTTCCAGTCGAAGATCGCCGCGCTGAAGGCTGAACTGCTGCGGACTCATTTGCACGCGAAGTAAGCAACAGCCTACATTACAAGATATAAGCCTCGCGAAGGATTTCGTGAGGAGCAGTGCGAGCGACTTGAGGATTCTTGTCGCGGCGTGCTTGCGGGCAATACACCCGCCGGCCGCCGCACTTTCGCGTTTGGCCGGCTCAACCAGGAGCAAGGCCAATCATGGCGAGCAACCTCAAGCGTCTTCAGGATCGTGCCGCGGCAATCGCCGCTCGGATGACCGAACTGGCCGAAGTGGCCGAGCGTTCGGAAGAGCAAACCGCGGAACTCCGCAAGCTGTCGGCCGAGGCCGACGCGGTGAAGTCGGACCTGGAGTTCGAGGGAGCCCTCGCCAAGAAGGAAGCCGAACTGCGTGCGGTGGTCGAGAAGGCCGCCCCCGCCGAGGCTCCCGCCCCCGTCGCCGAGCAACCCAAGAAGGTCGAGATTCGGGCGATCGCCCCCCATCACACGACCCTCCGTGCCTTCAACGAAGGCCCGGATGCGGTGGACGCTGCGTACCGCTGCGGCCGGTGGATCAAGGCGGCCGTGTTCAAGAACGACTCCGACATCCGGTGGTGCCGTGAGAACGGCGTCGAGCCCCGTGCTCTCAACGAAGGCACGAACTCGGCCGGTGGCGCACTCGTCCCAGAGGAATTCGCCAATCGCGTGATTCGCTTGGTGGAAACCTACGGTACGTTCCCGCCCGCCGCGGAGAACGTGTCGATGAGCCGCGACACGATGGTGATCCCGAAGCGGACTGGCGGCACGACCGCTTACTTCGTCGGTGAAGGCTCGGCCATCACCGAGAGCGAGCCCACCTACGGTCAGGTGAGCCTCGTGGCGAAGAAGCTCGCCGTCGGCTGCCGGATGAGCACCGAAGTGGTCGAGGATTCGGCCGGGGTGATTAACCTTGCAGATGCTGTGGCAACTGAATTTGCCACCAGTCTCAGCTACAAAATCGACTTGGTCGGCTGGCTTGGTGATGGCACCTCTGGCTCGGGTGGTGTCAACGGCATCGTCCCGAAGATCAACGACGGCAACTACACGGCCTCGGTCGTGACCGCCGCCAGCGGCAACACCGCCTTCGAGACGCTCGACATCGAGGACTTCCTCGCGGTCATCGGCAAGCTGCCAATTTACGCTCGCCAGGGGGCCGCCTGGTATGTGTCGCCCGCCGGCTACGCGGCGAGCATCGCTCGCCTGAAGTACGCCGCCGGTGGTAACACCGTCGAGAACGTCGGTGCCGGTGCCGGTGAGTCCTTCCTTGGCTACCCCGTGCGGATGGTGCATGTGCTCAACAGCACCCTCGGCGCGGACACCAACAAGGTCAAGGTGCTCTTCGGCAACATGGCCCTGTCCAGCATCTACGCCCGCCGTCGGGACTTCGCGGTGCGGCTGTACGACCAGGTGTACGCCACCACGGACCAGCTCCTGCTCCAGGGAACCATGCGATTCGATGTGAACCATCACACGCTCGGATCGACCACGGAGGTCGGCCCGGTGGTCGCCCTCAAGACCGCCTCGTAATAAAGGAGCATCCCTGAGATGAAGCATCACGAAAACGACAAGGTTGTGGCGGCGGTTCCGGCCGGCGTCACCGGCTCCAGCGAGACGGCGACCCTGACGATCGACACGCTCGGCTACGACCACGCGAGCGTGACGGTTCTGCGGGCGGCGAACGCCAACACGGTGTTCGCGAGCGTCCTGCGGGTGCAGGAGTCGGACGACAATTCGTCCTACTCCAACGTGACGGCCCTCGTGGGTGGCGGCACCGGCGGGTTTACGATCCCGACGGCCCCCGTCACCTCGCAGCCGTCGGTTGTGAAGATGGACATCGACACGCGGTCGAAGAAGCGCTACCTCCGGGTCAGCGTCACCCCGACGACCGCCGTCAACGTCGCCATCTCGGCTCGTCTCGCGAAGGCCGGCGTTACGCCGACGACCGCTGGCGAGGCCGGTGCGGTGGCTTGGGTTACTGGTTGATCCCGAAACAAGCGGGACGGCCAGTGACGGCCGACTAAGGCGCAAGGATGCGCGCCCGCTCCTCAAAGGAGCGAAGTCGTGCTAATTCGTGTCGGTAGTTGTGAGGCCGAGGTGCGGGTGTGTGCCGTAATGAGCACGCCCCGCCTCGGCTTCACGGACAACTTCTTCTGCGTCCACGCGGCCCTGACGCCCCACCAGATTCCCGTTATCAAGCATACGGGCGTCTTCTTCGGCCAGTGCCTCACGCGGTCAATCGAGAGCGTCATCGACAAATATGACGTCATTCTTGCGATTGATTACGATACCGTATTCTGCGGCAAGACCGTGGAAGCTCTCGTCGCCCTGCTCATGCACTCCGGCATGGACGCGATCGCCCCGCTCCAGACGAAGCGGGAAAGCCAGTGCGTCATGTTCGCCCTGCCGGGCGTGAAGTCGGAAGACCAGACGACCGTGGAGGGCGACTGGTTCAAGAAGCCTGTGCAGCCCGTCGAGACGGCGCATTTCGGCTGTACGCTGATTCGCACCGAAGCCATCAAGAAGATGGAGAAGCCCTGGTTCGTCGCCAAGCCGAACGAGAACGGCGACTGGAATGGCTCGCACGTTGACGAGGACATCTCATTCTGGAAGGGCTTCGCGAGGGCCGGGAACAAACTTGGCCTCGCGACGAACATCAGCGTCGGCCACGCCGAACTGATGATCACATGGCCCAGCCGCACGGAAGACGGCGGCAAGGTGCAACAGCACACGACGGAGTTCTGGAACGGCGGCCAGATGCCGCCAGAGTCAGCCTGGGGCATCATAAAATGAAGATTCGCGTGCTCAAGAGTTTCAACGGGTATCGGGTCGGGCAGGTGTTCGACTGGGGCGACGGGATGGCCCGCATCTTCATCGCCCGCGGGATGGTCGAGCCGGTCGGCGAGAAGCCCGCCGAGACGGCGATGCTCGAGGAGCGGACTGAAAAGGCCACCGTGCAGTCACAAGCAAGGAAGCGAGTCAAATGACAGTCACGATTCGATACGGCTCGCCGGAGCACCCCGATAGTTCGATCACGCCATACCGGAGCCTCGTCCGGCACACGGCCCCGGTCGTCGAGCCGGTGTCGCTTGCGGAGGCGAAGGCCCAATGCCGCGTGGACGGCACCGACGAAGACGCCTACCTCTCAAGCTTGATCTCGACGGCCCGCGAGTACGTCGAAAACGTGCTCGACCTGAGTCTCATCACCCAGGTCTGGGAGGCCCGCTACGACACGTTTCCGCTCTGGGAGATCATCCTGCCCCGCCCCCCGATGCAGACCGGCACCGTGACGGTCATCTACCGCGACGAGGCTGGTGCCATGCAGACGATCACCAGCGCCGCGAACGCCTTCCAGGTGGACGCCTACGCGACTCCAGGCCGCATCTACCCGAACTACGAGGGCGTCTGGCCTGCGGTGCGGGGCGACGAGAACAGCGTCACCGTCCGCTGGACGGCCGGCTACGGAGCCAGTGGCGGGAATGTACCGCAAACGGTTAAGAGTCTGATCATGCTTCTGGTGGCACACTGGTTCGAGATGCGGCAGCCCGTCGTGGCCGGCTACAGCCAGGTGCTGCCGGTGCCGCAGACGTTCGAGACGCTGCTCGCGGCGAGCGGCTGGGGAGGATACCGATGAGCCTCACGGCATCGGTGCTGGCGACGGTGTCGGCTCGGCTGCAATCGCGGCAGGGGCTGGCGACGGCCTTCACCGAACAGCCGATTGAGTTCTCGTTCGATGTCGGCGACTGCACGAAGGTCTGGAGCGACCGCCGGACGTTCGCCTCCGTCGGCTATGACGAGGTTGATTTCGCGACCGTCGGGATCGGAACGGTGAAGCTGCTCTGCATCAAGAACCTGTCGAAGACGAGCCAGATCGCCCTCTCGGCCGGCTGGACGGGGTCGCAGTTCAGCGTCTTCCGGCAGGACGTCACGAGCTGGAACTTCAGCCCCATGATCAACCTCGGCAGTCTGACGCTCCGCGGCTACCCGATCCGCGAGGGCGGCGCGATGCTGCTCTCCTGCCCGAACTCATCTGGCTTCGCCACGACCTCCGGCGGGTCGATCCTCCGCATCGGCGGCACCGGCGGCCAGAACTACGAAATCTATGTGATGGGGAACTAGATGCCACTCAATGCCCAGATCATCGTGTCGATCCTCGCCCACGAGACCAGCACGGGCGACCTGTCGCGGACGCTGCGGGCGACCCCGGCGTCGTATTCGGCCGTGCTCTCCGACGGCACCGCGGCCTACCAGGCCCAGGTGGTCTGGAGCGACGCGCGGACGCTGGCCGGCTCGAGCGAAACCCTGAACCTCGCCACCCTCGCCGACACCCGCGACGGCGCTGCGGTGAGCGTGGCGATCACGGCGGTGAAGGCCGTCTACATCCGCAACAGCCACGCCTCGGCATCGCTGACGTTCGCTGGCTCGCCGCTCCCGGCGGGCGGGCTGACGGTGGCGGCCGGCGGCGGCTACGCGCAGATCGACCCGACGGCCACCGGCATGGCGGCCGGGACGATCACTGTGACCGGATCGGCTGGGGCGACCTACGACATCGTCTTGATCGGTGAGGGCAGCGTAACGTGAACATCGGCATGATGCGTGAGCGTGTCGCCTTGCAGGCTCCGCAGGAGATGCGAAGCCCGACGGGCGAAGCCACGCTTTCGTGGGCCACGGAAGACACGGTCTGGGCGAGCGTCGATGGGCTGTCGAGCCGCGACATCCTCCAGGCCCAGCAAGCCAACGTCATCGCCTCGCACAAGATTTCAATCCGCTACCGGGCCACGGTGAATCCGCAGTATCGGATTCTCTGGCGCGGCAAGACGCTCGAGATAGCAAGCGTCAGCGAGCGGGATAACCGGACGCGACTGGAACTCCTCGTCCACGAGGTGCAGTAGCATGGCGATCAATCCCAGCAATCCGTCGCCCCGTGACGTTGGCTTCGGCACCGGCAAGAGCCAGACCGAGGGCTTCGTGCGGATCGACACCGCCGGCGTCCGCGAGCTGGCGAAGGAACTCGAGCGGGTGGCCGGGGCGCTCGCCGCGCCGGGGCTGCTCCAGAAGTGCGTCAAGCAGGCGTCGCGACCGATCCTGACCGGCTACAAAGCGCTCGCCTCAAAGCCGTTCGCTGCTGGCAGCGGAGGCGCCACGGGCAACCTCGCCAAGTCCACGATCACGCAGACCAAGGAATACGAGGGCGGCCAAGTCGCAGTGGCGATCACCGGCCCCCGGCAGACCGGCCCCGTCGGCTCCGAAGAGGGGCGCGAGAGCGGCAACCACGCTTGGCTCGTTGAGTTCGGCTCCGGCCGCCGCCGCCCCGGTACGCAGAACCGCCGTACCTACGTCAACGTCCACCAGATGATCAACGGCAAGATGCGGCGCACGACGTCGGCCATGAATGACGAGGAATTCGCCCGCCGCAGCCGCGGGTACTACTTCCTCATGGGCAGCCTCAACGAGCCGACGCGGCAGCGGGGGGCAGGCAAGGGCTACTCGCACGATTTTGCGTCCTGGCCGCAAGGCCGCGAGCAGCACCCCATCACGCTCGGCCCCGGCGAGAGCATTGAGCCGATGCCCGCCTACCATCCGATGAGGGACACGATAGCGGCGAACGCCGGGCTGGTGCAGTCTGTCCTCGCCCAACTGATCCAAGCAGAAATCAACAAATTCTAATGCTCATCTCCCCCGAAAAGCACGTTTACCAGAAGCTCGTCTCCACCCCTGGCGTGGCGAGGATCGTAGGCTTCCAGGTCTACCCCATCGCCGTGCCGAAGACCGGCGCGAGTCTGCCGTTCATCGTCTACAAGCGGTCGAACATCACCCGCGAGACGGCTCTCTCTGGCCCGCTGTTCGTCCCGATCGTCGGCCTCCAGATTGCGTCGTGGGCGCTCTCCTACGACGCGGTGCGTGAGCTTGCCGACGAGGTGCGGCTTGCGCTGGATGGACACACCGGCACTATGGCCGGGGCTACAATACAAGATATGAGGTTGGTGTCCGAAACGGACGACTTCCTCGATCCGACGGTCGCTGGGGCGCAACTGCCTCCGGCCTACGAAGTCCGGCAGTTGTTTCAGATTCGGTGGAACGAAGCCACCGCGTAACCTACAAGACTAGATTGCGGCGCAAGGAGGCGCGAACACATGGCAGGCGTTTCAGCACAGGGACTCACGTTCACCTTCGGTGGCTCCAACCTCACGGTCACGAGCGTTCAAGTCAGTGACACCCAAGACCTCGTTGACGGCTCGCATCTCGGCATCGCCCCCGGCGGTCGCCGCGAGTTCGTCGGCGGCTTCGCCACCGAGCGGGAAGTCACCATCGACTACATCTCGACCAACGTGCTCGCGGCCGGTACGTCCGGCAGCCTGTCGATCAGCGGCCCGATGTCGTTCAGCGGTGCTGCAACGCTCGCGTCGGCCTCGATCGGCGGCTCGGTGGGCGCCCTCATCAGCGGGAGCGCGACCTTCCGCGTCGCGTAAGGCGACATGGCTGGCGTCAGCTCACAAGGCACGACGTTCACGTTTGGTGGTGGCTCCTATTCCATCACCAGCGTCACGGTCAACTACGGCCAAGAGCGCGGCAGCGTGTCCGGCGCCCACATGGGCATGGGGGTCAACGACGTCGAGCCGGTGTACCTCATGCACCGGACGGCAGACTCGCTGCCGACGGTCGATGTCGAATACATCACCGCGTCTGCGATCCCACAGGTCAACGCCACTGGATCGCTTTCGGTCAGCGGAAAGATTGCATTCTCCGGCCAAGCCACCTGCGTCTCGTCGCAGGTCACGGCCAGCGTCGGGGACTTGGTTCGTGGGTCTGCGTCGTTTCGCGTGCAGGTCTAGATGTGCCTGGCATTCCATACAACGCCTCGTTCTCGTTCAGCGGCTTTTCCGGCCAGATCACTGGGATTTCAGTGGAAGCCGGTCGGCCGGAGATCGTGAACATGACCGGCGCCAGCGCGGCTCTCGGATCGGCGGTGATGGTGCCTACGGGAGACTTCACGCCGGGTTCCATCACGGTGGACTTCTTGGCTGGCGGCTCCGTACCGGACACCGGCGCGAAGGGGCAGCTCAGTTTCTCGTCCAGCGCGTATTCAATCGGACGGAATGTGGTTCTCGAGTCGGTGCAGGTTGACGCCAGGGTTGGCGAATTGGTTCGAGGGACGATGAAGTTTGTGATGACGGATTATTACTAGGAGCAGGTTTGGCATGGCGACTGATCTTCGGAAGCGGATTCTGGCGGCGAACGACATCAAGGTGGAGGCTGTTGAAATCCCCGAGTGGGGCGGCACCTACTACATCAAGGTGATCAGCGGCACCGACCGCGACTCCTTCGAGGAGTCCTACGCCGAGCAGAAGATGAAGGCGTTTCGTGTCCGGTTCCTCCTGCTCGCCCTGTGCGACGAGGCCGGCGAGCGGATTTTCAAGGACGAGGATTCGGCGGAACTCGGCAAGAAGTCAAGCGTCGTGATCAATCGCGTTTTCGACGCGGCCTGGAAGGTGAACGCCTTCACGAACGAGGCCGTGGAGGCGCTGGGAAAAGACTAGCCGACAGGCCCGAGCGGAAGTTCTACCTGAAGTTGGCCCTCTGCCTGGGAATGTCGGTCAAGCGGTTGCTGCGGGAGGTTGATTCGGAGGAGATCGCGGAGTGGTATGCCTACGATCAGAGGCATCCGCTCCCCGACTCTTGGGCGCAGACCGCGAGAATCTGCCGCATCATCATGGCGGCCAGCGGGAACTACAAGAAGGGCGACATACCTGACGAGGCGGTCTTCATTCCGACGACCGTCAAGCAGGAACAGTCGCAAGCGCAGATTTTGAACGAGTTGATGAAACTGAACCAGCCGCGTCAGGGATGACCCGATGGCAAAAGCGTATCTCGGCAAAATCTCGGCGCTGGTCACGGCGAACACCAGTGACTTCAACAGCAAGCTGAATGCGTCGGCGCAGCAGGTTGGCAACTTTGCGCGAGCGATGCAGACGCAGCTCACGCGGGCCGAAACGTCGGCCACGGCCTCTCTGCGTGGTATCTACACGGAGTCGCAGAAGGTTTCCCGCGCGCTCCAGGCGGCAGCGTCGCAGCGACTCCAGTTCAAGGGATATGACACATCTACGTTCGCGTCGCTTACTAAGGCGATCAGCCAGTTCAAGTCACTTCAGGCCGCCGCCGTAGCCGTCAACGAGCCGCTCTCGCGAGCTGCGCGGGCAGTCGAGAAACTCTCGGCTCCGGTGCAGTTAGGCTTCGATCCGGCGCTGAAGTCGGCCCAGAAGAGTGCAGAGTATCTCAGCGCCGCCCTCGCCAGAGGCGGCGTTGTAGGCGAGAGGAGTTTTGAGCGTATCGAACGAAGGGCGCTGGCCGCCGCCCAGGCCGCCGACCGGCTCGCCGAAGCCGCGCAGATGGCATCCGCCGGCCCGCGCGGGACGGAGTTGGCCTTCGCCGCCCCCCGCGTCCGCGACTCGCTGGCAGCGTCGGCGGATGTAAGGCAGCGGGCCGCCGCCGCCCCAGCATCGGTGCTTGAGGGCGGGCGGGTTGCGAACGACGTCCAAAAACTCGTCGCCATCGACAATCTGATTCAGAAGAGACGGGCTGAGATTGAGTCCGGCACGATTCTCAACATCGACACGACGAGGGCGCAGGCAAGCCTGGAGAGCCTTCTTCAGATTGCGGCACGGGTTCGTGCGCAGGTCAATGCGGCGATCGGCGGTGGCGGCGCAGACGCAGAGACGGCGTCACTGATCGCCCGCGCCCGCGCCCAGCGGGATTATTACGAAGAAAGCGAGCGGCTCGCCAATCAAGCAGCAAGCGACGCCGCCGCCCCACTCATCGCCCGCGCCCGTGCGGAGCGCGAGTTCTACGAAGAGAGCCGTCGCCTCGCCAGCCAGGCAGCGGCTGACGCCGCTGCGCCACTGATCGCCCGCGCCCAAGCGGAGCGCGAATTCTACGAAGAGAGCGAGCGACTCCGCAGGCAGGCGGCCGCAGACTCCGCAGCGACCGCAGACCGCGAGGTCGCGCCGCTCATCAACCGCGCCAGGGCGGAAAGAGACTCGCAGCTCGACTTCGGCCTCGACCTCGACGCCCCGAAGCGGCAGATCGAGATCGTGCGAGGCTCGATTGTCTCCCTCAAGGCGCAGATCGACACTCTGCCAGCAGGATTCAGGACGGAGTTTATTCCAGCCGTCGTGGCCGCTCAGAACGAACTTGAGTCACTCGCGGCATCTCCAGGAGCCGCCGAGGACGCAATCGAGAGGCTCAGGCTGCGCGTGACTGGGCTGAGCAACGACGCGGAGGTGACGTCAAGAAAGTTGACGCTGGTGGATTCAGTCCTTCGCGGCTTCGGGGGCGGCGGGGTCGAGGGGATCAAGTTCGGCATGGATGACCGCGCTGTCCAAGGCTACATAGCACAGTTGAGCGTGCTCCAAGGCATCATGGCCGGCATATCGGGGCCGGCATCTGATGCGTTGGCCGCCGGATTTGAGGCAGTTAGGGGCCGCATCGCATCGGCGGCCAGCGATAGCTCAATCAGACTCAAGAGCGTCCGCGAAGAGATAGACGCGATGGTGCAGTCTCTCGCCAACGTGGCCGCGAAGGCGGCTGGAGTCAACGCCTCTGGGCTGACGAAGGAGCTTCAGCGGGTCGGTGACGTCGGCCGCGCCGGGCTTGATCGCTGGTCGCTGGCGATTCAGCAGGCCGGCTTTGCGGTCGATGACTTCTTTTCTGCGACCGGCGGCCTTGATCAGAGAATCAGAGCGGTCAGCAACAACATCACGCAGCTCGCATTCATACTCGGCGGCACAAAGGGGCTCTGGATAGGCATCGCCGCCGTCATCGCGGGCCAAGCAGTCCTCGCGCTGAACAAGTGGATAAATTCAGGCAGGACGGCCGAGGATCAGACGAAAGCGCTCAACAGCGCGCTGTCTAGGCAGCAGTCAATCGTTGACGACCTGAAGCAGGCGTTCGATCAGTTGGCTGATTCGATGTCTCGCGGGACGATGAGCCGCGATGCCGAGAAAGCACTCAATGACGTGCAGGCTATCGAGAAAATCTTGAAGCGTCGCGGCGACCTTGCGGCTGACCGCACGCTTGAGTCTGACCCGGAAGCGCAGCGTCTGCGAGCAGACATCGCCAAGGGGGAGCGCGAGCGCGAAGCCGCCTCCACGTTTGGCGGGCGAGTGGCAGCGCAGGCTGCCATAGACGCCGCGACGAGTCGCCTAGCAGACGTAGAGAGAACCGTGAGGGTTCGCCCCGCGCCTGACGCGAGGGAGGTTGAGGATGCCATACGCAGGCGGGCCACGGCGCCGTTTCGTAATGCACAGCTTGATCTGCCAGAGGGCCAGACACCAGACGCAATTCGCGCCAGGAGAGCCGCGCTCGAGCCTGCACTTGACGACCTGCGATCAAGGATGCGCGATGCGCAGTCCGACGGGGCGCTCGGTGCTCCTCGCCTCTCGATACTCGCTGAAAGTTACACGCAGTTGCAGGGGCTGGCCGCGCGACTTGACGAAGCGCTGACCGAGTCTAGCAATGACGCGGTCAAGAGCGTGCTGGAGGGGGGGCTGGCCGTTGGCAAGTCTCTGCTGTCGGTTCAGGAGCTCCTGGATCAGGCCACGATTCCTTACAGCAGCATTCGAGACGAAGCAGACAGGATCGGGAAGGAGTTGCGGGCGAAGCAGGATGAGCTGAAGTCTGGGAGTGTGAGCCCGGAGCGCGACGCAGAACTGTCTGACGAGGTAACGCAACTCAGGTCGCTGGCCGACGCGGCCAAGTCGGCAGCCGTGTCGTTTCGCCAGTTCGTTGACATTATCAACAAAAACTCAAAGCAACTCTCCGACACCGTCCTGCAAGAGGTCGGCGACCGCGAGATGCAGGCTCGCCGCAACCTAAACTCCGCCGCAGCCGCGTCTCGCCTTGACGTCGGTGATTTGTTTGGAACGGACGCCAAGGCGTCTGACTTGTCTGGCGGCGTTGCGCCTTCGCTCCGCAGCAGAGACGTTGCCGCGCGTCTGCTGGCGGGGGAACAGGCCGCCGAAGATCGTCGCCGCGCGAGAGATGAGCTTCGCCGCGCGACTGCCGGCGAGCGCGAGTTTCAAAGAAGGTCGGCGGAAGCGTTTTCGCAGTTTGAGTCAGACGCCAGTCGCGGCGCGCTGGGCGACAGGGCCAACCAGCTCATCGCGCAGCGCGACAGCGCGCAAAAGTCACTTGACTCTGGAGTGCTGGGCGAAGACAGGACCCAGGAGGCGCGGGCCGAACTCGCCGCAGCGACGCAGGGGCTTGCGGAAATCTTCAGCAACTCGCCAATCGCCGCGAGTCTTGAGTTGTTTTCCAATCAACTGGACGCCGCCGCCCAGCAGGCAGTTGAAATTACTAGGCGCATCGAGGCAGAGCGGCAGTCTGTCGAGCGTGGCCGCGAGCTTTCTATGCAGCCAGGCCAGCGCGAGGGCGAAGAACTTCAGCAGCAAATCCAAGACATTCGCAACTACTTCGACCAAGCCGTCGATGAAAGCACCGGCCTGCCGGATGATGTCCGGCAACTCCGCGCGCAGATGAACGAGGCCATCACCCGCGCACAAGAGGAGATGGCCCGCCAAGTCGCACCAACCATTATGGGTGCCGCCGACGCCAGGATGAACGCCGTCCTCCAGGGGCCGTCGCGGAGGGAGCTGACGACGGCCGACATCAGAACGGACGCAGGAAGCCGCGAACTCAGCCGTCTCTTGCGCGGCGACGACGACGCAAAGAACGCCGACCTCGCGAATCTCCAGCGTGAAGCCAACAGGCTTCTGCAAGTCATCGCCGGCAAGAATAACCCAGTAGCCTAGTAAGGAGTGCTCAATGGCAGATGTTTCGTACAACGTCGCTCTCAGGGTCGATAAGGACTACCTCAACAACTCCCTTTCGGTCGTCAACGTGACGGCGACCATGAGCGAAGTGGGCATGAGCAGCATGACGCTCGCCCTCTCGACGAATCCAGTCAGTATCTCGACGGCGAACCTCACCAGGGTCGGCCTCGCGTTTCTGCGGAACTTGTCCACGGCAACCGCCTCGACGGCGACTATCGGCATCGCCGCGGGCGGGTCGATGGCTGGCTTCTGCACGCTGCGGGCCGGCGAGCCGGCGGTTTTCAGGATGAGCCCAGGCACCGACTACCAGGCCACCGGCACGACAGGCACCCGTCTCCGCGTTGATATTACGGAGGGCTGATCCCATGCCCAAGATGGTTTCTGAACTCGCGCAGGGAAACGCATTCAGCCGCTCGGCTGACGGCGGCGCCCTTTCCGACACCGCGACGCGAGTGTGGAAGGTCATCCTCAACTCGCCGGACGAGTCGTGGGACATTGGCGGCACTGTCGGCGTCCAGATCGGCGACCCGTACAGTGGCGACAACCCTGTCCCGTGCGCGAGCATTGAAGCCCGCGCCGACGGCGATAGCCGATTGGTGCGGATCGTCACGGTAACGTACAAAATGTCGCCGGGGGGCGAGGAGGGGGGCGAAGACCCGAAGCAGCGGTCGCCGGATATACGCCCGGCCAATTTCTCGACAAGCACGACGCTGTACGAGATGCCGGCGTGGGCGTGGAAGAGGCACGGCCAGCAAGACTTCGAGCCTGTGATGAATCCAAACAAAGAGCGGGTGGACGGAGTCACACGCTTCGAGCCGATCACGACTATCCGCGTCACGCAGTTTTCTGGTACTCCGGGGACTGTCCATTCGCAGCACTGCGGCCGCGTGAACAGCGAGGAGATGAGACTCGGAGCCTACATGACCTGCCCGCCCCACACCGTCATGTTTCGCGGCGTCGAGGCCACGCCGCACATTGAGTCGTTCGGCGACATGGCCTATCGCGGTTTTATGAACTCATACGAGTTCTCCTACCGTGCCAACGTAACCACCATCAAGCCCGCCGGGCCGGTGCCTTACGGATGGGACTTGGCGGTGCCGGTCAGCGGTTTCATGGTCAAGAACGCTCGACTCAACGACCAAGAGGTCGATAACGAGTCGCTGAACCTGAAGCACAACGCAGACCGCACTTTTGTGGAAGAACCGCTCGCGATCGCGGAAGGCCAGAACGACAAGGTCGGCCGCGCCCAAGTGATGATTTCCGGCGGCGAGGGGAAGCGCCTGCAAACTCCGTCCGCGCAGCCCGTGGCTCTCAACGAAGACGGCACGCCCAGGTCAAGGACCGCGAATCCGCCGATCCTCATCTGGCGCGTCTCGACGCAAGAAGAAATCAACCTCACCCAAACCCTCCAACTCCGGCTGACCTAATGGCCCAAGGCTTCCTCATCGGCGAAACCCTGCTCGGGCAGATCAAGGACACGGTCAAGCGTGTCCAGGGTGAGCCTATGGTCGGGAATATCAGCCGCATTGAGACGCGGTTTGAGGGTGGGCCGGCGGCTGGCGGCAGTGCGATCAAGATCGCGACGTTCACGGGTGCGTGGAGCATCAACGGCCAGAAAACCGTCACCGTGCTGGGCTCTACGACGACGCTGTCGGCCGTGAATCTGTTCTCAAACGTCACCGTGAACTGCGGGACGAGAAACTGCGCCGTGGCAAAAAGCGGCACGGCTTGGTACGTCATCGCGGCGCAGTGCTCATAAGCCATGTTTAACACCGACTGTGACTGTTGTGGAAAGTGCGGCTGCCAGTGCGGGAAATTGCCGTACACGATAACGGCTGCTTTCAGCTCAATGCAGAACAGGACGCATGGGCCGTACTGCGCGCTTGGCTTTACCTCCAACTTCGGCAGCGGCGCGGCCGGCGTGGCGACGTCTCCAGGAGGCTGCGACGGCGCGCAGGATTCTAGGTGCGGCAGTCGCAAGCCGGATTCATCTGGAACGTGCAGCCCCGACACCACTCCTATTACCTACGCCCCCAGCAACCGCGGGCCGCTGACGGGCGTCAAGCTGACAGAGCCCGGATCATGCTACGCAAGGCTCGGGAGAATCGCGCCGACGCTGCGCGCGTCGGCTGGCTCGGGCCAAGGCGCGACGTTCACGGTAAATACATTCAGGCAGACTGTAACAGGCAACACAGGGTTTCATTACTGGGAGGTATCCAGCATTTCGGTGTCAGGCGGCACTGGCTACTCAAACGGCGACCAAGTCGTCGTTCGGCACTCAGTTGGGGACACAATCGAAACGCAAGCGACTGCGACGCTTTCAGTGAATGCAAACGGCGTTCCGACGTCGGTCAGCGTTCAGAACAAAGGTCGATACTACCGAGAAGACCTGGACGCACAGCCGTATGTCGCGAACATCACCGTGACGCCGTGCGGCTTCGGTACTGGGGCGCAGATTTCAGCGAGCGTAGAAACAAACACACGCAGCCCGCAGTTCGGCCAGATCAAAGGCTTGACGATAACAAATGGCGGCAGCAACTACTTGGCGTGGCGTTGGGCGAACACCTGCCGCAACAGCCTCAATGGAAAGAGCATCGTGCTCCGCGCGTCGTCGCCAGAAGAGCTGACGTCGCTCCACGCGAAGGCGTGCTACGGCACTGGTTTCTGCGGAAGAATCATGCCGATCGGAGAAAGAGTGCAGCCGAACTGCGTTGAGGTGGTCGGAAACGGCACCGGCAACATATCGGCCACTATGGTACAAGCGACTGACGACGACGGGCTGCCGTACTGGAAGCTTAGCGGCGTGTCGGCCTCCGGCGGCCGTGGTTACGGCAGCGCCCCTGGAACATTCACCGCATCAGTTCGCATACGGCCGTCGGCGGCCGGGACAATGCCGGTCGTGGTGTTGAGTTTCGCGGGCGGGGTGCTGACTGGCGCGTCCATCGGGAACGCCGGTGCGTTTTACGTCAACTGCGACTACGACGGCGGCCCCACTCCAGTAAAAAAGGCCGAGATCATTTCCCGAGGCAGCGGCTACGCGAAACGCGGTCGCCAGGCTCCGTCTGTTTCTCTGTCCGCGACAGGCGGCACTGGAGCGACACTCCCCCCGACGCTCGCTACAACGAAAGACGGTTGCGGTCTTGACTACTGGTACATCTCGTCGGTCAATGCGTCTGGCGGGAGCGGGTACACAAACGGTCAAAAACTGACGATTACCCTTGGCTCTGGGGGGACGGCTGAGTCCCCCGCCACAGTGACGCTGACCACGACGGACAATGAGCAATCCGGCGTAAAGGGGATCGTCAGCGGCGCAACGGTGGTCGATGGCGGGAGGTACTACCGGGAAAGCAACTCGCTGCCGCCGTATGTGGCGAGCGTGGAAATCGAGGTGGATCAAGCCGAGGGCAGCAGCGGCTCAGGCGCCGTGATAGTGCCGCTGATTGACACTAATCCGGCCAGCTCTGGGTTCGGGCAAATCACCCGACTGACGGTCGCTCAAAGGGGGGGCGGGTACACGCTCTACGGCGCATCGAAGTCATGCGCATACACGGGACAATGCGGCGCGACGCTGACGTTCCGAGGCGTGAACAAAGAGCCGGAACTAACGGTCGGCAGCGCGACGTACCGCACGACAGATGCCGTCGGGAACTGTAGCACGCTTCCGTCGCCGGCCACGGTGCTCCACAGCGTATCGGAAGGCTCCGTGTCGATCTCGCGAGGTGGTGTGTGGAACAGCCGCGCGGCTTGCCCGTGCGACAACGATGGCTGCACGACATACGAGCAGGAGGAGTGCGGTGGCAACAGGCCGCCCACAGTGACGTACTGCTGTGGCGGGGAGTGTGACGAATGCAATCCATGCCCGGCATCGTGCTACTGCAACGAAGGCAGATGCGAACCATGCCGAGAGGCCGGCAAGAACGGCGAGCCATGCCCGCCTGAATGCGGCGAAAATCCCTTTGGTGGCGGCTGCCTCGGCGGCTGCCAGGACTATCCGATGCCAAACTCAGTAACCGTGAGCATCGGCGGTTTCAAGCTCAAGGACGCCGGCTCTGGCCGATCGTGTCCGCAAGGCGTCCATGCGGCTGCGGACGGCAAATGGCCGTCACACCATAGAGGCCAGGTTGCCCTACAGGAAAACAACAACGCGGCCGACGCCATCGAGGCTTTCAAAGGGGACTTCGTGCTTGAGAGAAACGGCAACGACGGAAGCTCCTGGGCGGGGCCGTTTCATTTTCAAAAGCCTGGCAACTGGTCGGGCAGGTACGGCGGCATATTCTCAGTGGGGCCGATCTCTGTTGGAATTCGTTATGTGATCTCCTGCACAAACGGTTGCGGCATTATGTTGATGGGGTTCGGCCACGACGGCACTTTTGACAGAATGTATATGATTGGGCCTGCCCTCATGGATCAGTGTCCTGGCGGAACAGACGCAATGCCAGTGGACGGGCAGGACGGAACCTACGAGATGGAAGTCGCGACGCTCACAGGATTGTCCGGAGTTACCTGCCAATTAGACGGCTCGCACAAACTTGAGCACAACGCAAAAACCGGCGACAATGTCATGCTTTGGACCGCATCGTCGTCATTTTCGTGGGCGGTGCCGAATCACTACTGGCTCGGCTCTGTGACGGCCCAGAGGAACTACGACTAATGGACAACCTTTGCGATTTCTCGTCCAACCTGACCTGCCCCGTGTGCGGCTTTGTGGCGCGCCGCCTCCCGACGTACAGAGTGTGCGCTCCGGTGGTGCGACAAGAACAATCCGGCCCCGGCACAGAACTCTCCAAGCTACTCAAGAGGTTCGGCATCGAGCCCACGCCGACTTGCGCCTGCCGGGCCAAGGCGGCCCAGATGGACGCCTGGGGGCCAGACGAGTGCAGCAAGCCCGAACGGACCGAAGAGGTCGTGGCCGTCATGCGCGAGGAGGCCAAGGCACGGGGGCTGCCGTTCCTCGACGCTGCCGGGCGGATGCTGGTGAAGCGGGCCATCCAGAACGCTAGAAAGGCTACAATGCACTAATATGGCAACGACATTCAGCCAGCTCCCTGCGCAGTTAGATGTCACCTTCGTGGCTGGGGACGAAGTCAATATCGCCCTCGACTTCTCAAACGACCTCACCTCGCATACGTTCCAGAATGCGATCTACGTCTCCGGGAACATCGCCACCGGGGGCGGCACTGGGTTTATCAACACCGTCGGCCAGACGGTGACGTCGTTCAATATCACCCAGACGAACCTTGCCACCGGCCAGATTGGCCTTGGGCTGACCGAGGCCCAGACCGCCCTCCTTTCGCCGGCCAACTCATACCGCTGGTATCTGCGGTGGGTGTCGCCAGGCTCCGTGACTAGGACAGTCCTCTCCGGCGTCGTGACGCCGGTCGCGCCATGACCGCTGGAAACGAAATCAGCGTCTCCGTTGTAAGCGCCCAGGCAGTCGATATAGCAGTTGCTGTCGCCGTCGGAGACACGTTGGCCGTAACCGACGGCCCGACGGTCGGCGTAGCCGTTGCCGGTGCGGCCGGCGACGCGCTCACTCTGACAAACGGACCAACCGTCGAAGTCTCCGTGTCTGGAACTGCGCCAGTCGGCGACACGCTCACCGTAACGAACGGCTCGACGGCGTCGATCAGCGTCACCAGCGTCGGCGACCGTGGGCCGAAGGGCGATACGGGGCCAGCGACGACGCTCACGGTCGGCACCGTCACTGGTGGCGCGACGGCTGCGGCAACGCTGACCGGGGCGGCACCGAATCAGACGTTGAACTTGGTGCTGCCGCAGGGCGCCACGGGCGCGACCGGCAAGAACATTGAGCTTCAAGCGTCGGCCACGCACCTGCAATGGCGAAACGTCGGCGACACGGCCTGGAATAACCTCGTTGCATTGACGGCGATCACGGGGCCGCAGGGCAGCGTGGGTGCGACCGGCGCGGCTGGCTCAAATGGCAGCAGCGTCGAACTCCAGACAACCTCGACCCACATTCAGTGGCGTCTGGTAGGCGGATCGACTTGGACGAATCTCGTTGCGCTGACGGCGATCACGGGGGCGCAGGGTAGCACTGGCGCAACGGGCAGCACGGGTCCAGCCGGGCCTGCAAACACGCTTACGATCGGCACGATCACCACAGGAGCGGCGGGGTCATCGGCCTCGGCGGCGATCGCCGGCACGGCACCGAACCAGACCCTATCGCTGACCATCCCTCGCGGCGACAAGGGACAGGACGGGGCTGATGTCGAGTTTCAGTCGTCGGCAACGCATCTCCAATGGCGATACGTCGGCGGCACGACCTGGACGAACCTTGTGGCGCTGTCGGCGATTACGGGGCCGCAGGGAACCACTGGTGCGGCAGGAGCCAACGGCAGCAGCGTTGAGTTGCAAGCAACCGCAACACACATTCAGTGGAGGCTCATCGGCGGCAGCACATGGACTGACCTTGTGGCTCTGTCGGCAATCACTGGGCCGCAAGGCACGCCAGGCACAAACGGTACCAACGTCGAACTGCAAGCAACCGCAACGCATCTTCAGTGGCGCTATGTCGGCGGTTCGGCGTGGACCGATCTCGTCCCGCTCGCGAATATCACTGGTCCGCAAGGGTCCGCCGGCCAGCAGGGTGAGCCAGGCGCTATCCAGTGGTTGAATCCGCCAGCTAGTCCGTTGAGCTTGTCTGGCGTGGCCGGCGACGTAGCAAGAGACGCTGGCTACATCTATGTGTGCAACGGACCTGGAGAATGGAAGCGAGCGGCCGTTTCAACGTGGGCTCCGGTTGACCCTTACTTCTCTAACGTGAAACTGCTCCTGCACTACGCCGGTTCATTCGCCGACTCGTCATCAAGCGCACGGACGCCAGCCGTCAATGGGTCTGTGACCTTTGGCGGAAATGGACGTTTTGGCGGCCACGCGATCTTCAACAACAGCACTTACTGGAATGGCGCAACTAGGGCATATTTGCAATATGCGTATGACGCCGATTGGGACCTCGGAAACCAATTCACAATAGAGTTTTGGGTTTTTGGTCGCCCGGTTGAAGAAGACCCTTTTCGGCTGATTCTCGGAACGGCAGGGTGGGGCGCTTACATAACGCAACAGTCTGAGCAGGACTACGGGACTGACCAAAGGGTCGAGATCGTCAAGTTCAATTCCAGCGGAAACGTAGTAAGCCGCGCCGACTGCGGCCCGATAGCCGAGAATCAATGGAACTACTACGGCATTTCAAGCGTCGCGATAAAATCCGGCACGCAACCGGGAGGGGCATTTACGCACGTAAACACGAACAACTTTGGATTAGTTTACGGCCTTGATGCGCTATCGTCTCCGCTCACTATCGGAGGGAACTCTGTCAATCGCGGTTATATCGGCAGTATGGACGAAGTGCGAATCACAAAGGGCGTGAACCGCGTTCCTGCCTTCGTTCCAGACGCACAGTTCCCTGACGCTTGACGCCCTGCCCGCACGTTGACCCTCGCTCTACGCTGGCGCCGCCCGTGCTAGCAAAAACCTCGCCTTGACCAACAAGGCTACATAGCCACAATATCCCCATGCCGGAAGACCACCACTTCACGCTGGCCGGGGTCAAGTGGCTCCTTCGTTTCACTCGCCTCCGCGGCAACGCCGCCGGTTGGGCCTATCTACCGGACTCCAAGAACCCAAAGCTCGAGCGGAAGATTCTCATCGACGAGAAGCTCTCGAACCGCCCCCGCCTCGAAACCATCGTCCACGAGTGCCTTCACGCTCTGTACCCAACAGTGAGCGAGGAGCATATCACCGAATCCGCCCGCGACCTTTCGAGGGTTCTTTGGACCCTTGGCTACAGGGAGAAAGAGTGATGCCGAAACTCTCTGCCGTTGACTTCGTGCTCGAGCGGGCCGCCGTCGTGATGAACAACCCGCCCAAGCGGTCGTGGTTCTCGAAGCTGCCGCCGGAGGCGCAGCAGCGGCTCCGCGAGGTCAAGAAGGCATACACGGATGGAAAATTCGCGGGGGTGTCTTACGCGACACTCTGCCAGGCGATCACGGACCTGTTGAGGGAGCACAAATGGCCCGTTCCAGGAAACAGAGACACGATCCTTCGTTGGCTTCGTTCGAGCGGCACTTAGACGTTGCCCGCGACGCCAGCAACTCGCGGCTGCGGGATGAACTGGCGAGCCTGAAGCGGAAGTACGACTCTGCGCTCAAGCAGCTTGACGCCGAAAAGGCGGCCGTTGCGAATTTGACGGCCCTCTCCGACGTCTCGCCGAAGAGGATCGCCCGCAGCCGCCCGCGCGGCAAGCGACCGGAGGCGACGGCGGTGCTAATTCTTTCGGACTGGCACGTTGAAGAGGAGGTGCGGCCCGAAACCTGCCGTAACCTGAATCACTTCACGCTCGCCATCGCCGACCGCCGAATCAAGCAACTGGTGCAGCGGGCGTCGATGCTCATTGAGCACGAAAAGCACCTGACGGGGATTCGTCGGATCGTTGTGGCGGCGCTCGGCGATTTCATCACAGGCCATATCCACGACGACCTTGTGGAAGTGACCCAGTTGGCCCCGCTGGCCGCGACCCGCTGGGCCGGCGAGCGGCTGGGGGGCGTGATCGACGCCATGAGCGAGATCGCCCCGGTGCTCGTCGCGACGGCGAGCGGCAATCACGGCCGCAGCACGAAGCACCCGCGGATGGCGACTGAAAACGACCACTCGTTCGAGCAGCATCTCTATCTGACGATGGCGGGCCAGGAGAAGCGAAAGAACGTCGAATGGCAGGTGGGCGAGGGTTATCTCAACAACATCAACCTCGACGGTTTCATCGTGCGGGCGCACCACGGCCACGCCATCCGGTTCGGCGGGGGCGTGGGCGGGCTGACGATCCCCGCGAACAAGGCGATCAGCAATTGGAACCAGGCCCAGCGGGCCGACCTTGACATCTTTGGTCACTGGCACTGCTTCAGTTGGCTTCCGTATCGGTTCGTGGCGAACGGGTGCTTGATCGGCCACAACGCTTTCGCCGACCGCATCAAGGCTGAGTATCAGCCCCCAAGCCAGTCGCTCGTCATCATCGACCACGACCACGGGCGGGTGACGAAGGTGCTCCCGATCTTCTTGAAATGACACCCGACGAAATCAACAAAGCCTGGGAGCTTGTGCGCCGCTACGGCCCGTCGAATTCGTGGACAGCCGCGAACGGGACGCTGGCGGCGGCCCTCGGCCGGGCGCTCAAGCAGATTGAGCGGCTCCAGTACCGGATCGCGATTATGGAGGAGCGCAGTACGCCCTATGAACGAGACTGACTATCTCCGCGAGGCTCTCCGCTACGCGAGGGCCGTTTCGCACGACACGAACACCCAGGTCGGCGCCGTCCTGGTCGCCGGCAAGCGGCTGGTCTACGGGGTCAACCGCGCCGCCTGCCGGATCGACGGCGCCAGCAAATACCAGATCACGGAGCACGCCGAACGGGCCGCGATCTACAAGGCGGCGGCCGTGGGAGTTGCCACTGCCGGCGCGACGATGTACGCCCCCTGGTTCGCCTGCACCGACTGCGCCAGGGGCATCATCCTGTCCGGCATCCGCGAGGTCGTCGGCCTGGTGAGCCTGCGGCAGGCCACGCCGCAGCGGTGGGTCGAGAACCTGGAGCTGGCCGACGAGATGCTCAGTCGCGGCGGGGTCAATACCCGATGGCTCAACGAGACGGTGGGCGTCACGATTCGCTTCGACGGGAGGGATTTCTCATGCTGATTGGACTCTGCGGGGCAGCCGGCAGCGGCAAAGACACGGTGGCGTCGATCTTGCGGGAGACGTCTCAGTTCTACCGAGTGGCCTTCGCCGACCCGCTCTACGAGATGATTTCGGCCATGACGGGCCTCCTGCCCGAAGACTTGCAAGACCGCGAACTCAAGGAGGCTGAGATCGACTGGATCGGCCGATCGCCGCGGCAGCTCCTCCAGACCCTCGGAACTGAGTGGGGCCGGGGCATGGTCAGCGAGAACATCTGGATCGACATCGGGATGCGGCGGATCGACAGGCTCCTGGCCGACGGTCGCAACGTCGTCGTGACCGACGTCCGGTTCGACAACGAGGCGGCGGCCATCAAGGCGGCCGGCGGCGAGGTCTGGCAGATCGTCCGCGGCGAGGGCTGCGTTCGCGGGGTGTCGATGCGGCACGCCAGCGAGGCTGGGGTGGCTCCTACGCTCGTCGATCGGGTAGTCGGCAACTGGTCTACCCTTGAGAAACTGCGGCAGACCGTCGCGGCGAATGTCCTCTCTGGGGTGCCTCAAAAGGCTACAATAAACCAATAAGCCACGGATGGGCGCAGATGACGGCAGACGAACTGAAGCAAGGCGTACTCGACTCAATGCTGCGTGTCGCCGAGCGTTTCGGCGTGCCGGTGGTATTGCTTGGCGTGCTGATATGGCTCGGCCGCGAGGCGGCGATTTCCCTGCACGGGACGCTTGTGAAGCCCGTGGTCGAGAGTCACGTTCAGTTCCTTGAGACGACGAGCGAGACACTCAAGGAAATCAGTTCAGTCCAGACCCAGCAGGCGGCGACTCTCGAGGAGTTGGCTCACGGGCAGCGGGAGCTGCGTGAGAAGGTCAAAACAGTCACGGTGCGGGCGGTCGAGGCTGCCCCGCAGAACTAGCAGGAGCAGCTAATGATTGCCAGCGTTTCGGTCGGTACGTCGAGCACCGCTGTCCTTCCGGCCAGCAGCGGGTTTCCCTACAAGTTCATTGCCATCGGCAACAACGGCGCGACGACGGCCTACCTCAAGATGACGCCAGACGCCACGGCGGTCACGGCCACGAACGGCATCCCGCTGGCCGCCGGCGCGGTTCTCATCTGCGATCAAGACGCCCAGAAAGAGCTATTCGACGCTGGCGTGTCGGCGATCACCCAGAGCGGCACGACGACGCTCTCCGTGCAGGCTTACTAACACAGGAGACCGCCGTGTCGATCTACATCACCTCACCGGCATCTGTCTCTGGCGGCGGCT